GCATCGTGTAAACGTGTCCACACATCATTCATTGCCTTGGTCAGTTGGCGGGCGTAGTAGTCGTCGTAGCTGGATTTGACCTCGGCCACCGCGTCATTGCCAACGTCGATACGAAAGTCACCCGCGTCGGGTAGCGGGATGTAGTTGAGGTTGAACCCAAACTTGGTGGTCAGCGCGTCGGTCGTCGGGTACTCGGTAACGTCGAACAAGTCGCCCAGCTTGGCTTGCGCTTGGCTGATCTCCCACTGATATGATGACAGGAACGCATTAGTAGCTGCACGCCACTGGTTCTCTAGGTCAGTCATGGCGTTGTGGTACTTGAAGTACTGCGCTGTCGGTAGCAGTCGCAACCCCGTGTCCGACCACGGCATTGTCATGCCATAGTGGATGTTGCGGATGTTACCCGTCAGCTTGTGTACCGCTTCGAGTTCGGCGCAGTTGCCCAGCAACTTCTTGTTGACGTTGGCTACACCGGTTTCGGCATTGTTGTCGGCGGTCACATCTTTGGATGCTTTGCGGTCTTTCTTGCGACCGGTCCACTGTGATATGGATAACTCTGACAACATTGCGCTTGATCCGATAGAAGGTGCGTCTACCTGCGGTACATTGTTAGTCCGTGGACTAACATCTTCTTGTGCGCTAACCGGTGTAGGTCCAGCCTGCTCGGTGGTAACTTGTGGTAACGTGTTAACTAGCGTATTCATCTGTTTTCTCCTGTGTGCGTTGATAAGGAATTTATCAACTGTCAATATAATAGCAAATATAGCTATCTAAGTCAAGTGATGTGTAAAGGTGTTAGTTCGTGAGTAAACGCGCAATGTACTGTAATGTACTGTAATGTTCTAACACGTGTCCGCGTAAGCCGTTGTAATGCTTGGAATGTTCTAATGTTCTATTTTTGGAGAAATTGAAGGGTCAGATTCTGGGTTAGGTGGTTTGAGGAATCCGCGCCACCCCCTTTCAAATGTAGTCCTATCCTATTTCTAAAAAAGAACATTACAACTACTACTAAGATATGTAACAGATTGCCACAGATTGATAGGCATGTATTGCTAATAGCTGTCACACGCGGTTACGAATTGCCACATATACATAATGTTCTAACGCTACAGAACATTACGGAACATTACACGCGAAAACCCGAACATTGCTTATATATCAACGTGTTAGGTGCGAACATTATGTTAGTCCGTGGACTAACACGTGTGCGTGTAGTGGCTCACCGCGACCGTAAGAACTGGTTTCAAAAGATGTTAGTCCGTGGACTAACAAGTGTGTGGCTCACCGCGACCGTGGGAACTGGTTTCAAACGTGACACAACGCGTTGGCTCACCGCGACCGTGGGAACTGGTTTCAAAAGATGTTAGTCCGAAGACTAACACCGGCAGAAAAAAGGCACAAAAAAAGGGCCGACCCCGAAGGGCCGACCCAGTTTGGAAAGTTATGCTAGTGGCGATTTTGCCAGCCACTCAGCAATCTCGACCAGATCGAGATCACCCGCGCCTTCAGACGTTTCAACGCGTTTGACGAAAGCATTGAAAGTATCGCGCAACCAAACATCATCCGGTTTACGCTCAACCGGCCCGCGCTCAACCGGATTTAACCGTTCGTCCAGCGCTTTGACTATCTTATTGCGCCGTGAACCAATCTGCTGTTGGGCATATCGTTTCGCGCTTTTGTCTACGTCAGACAGCTCTTTAGTTGGCGTTACCAACAGTTTCTGCGCCGTTTTAGTGAACGACGAGATAATACCCGCATCGACCGATACCCGAACCGGGCATTCCTTATCCTTTAGGTCCGCTACTGAGATATCGTCCGCAACCATAAAATCGATAAGCGCGGATAGCGTTTTGCCGGTTTTGTCGACAGCGGCGGAGTACTGGCGAACCAGCTTTTGGAGATCGTTTATCATAACTTCACTTTCTGTTTATCGAATTCGCCATTATTGGCCGTTTCGATGATTGTATAAGAACATATTTAGACGTGAATTGCTATAGATGTTTTGACAGTTTTGACTACGTGGGCGCATTATCTGATATATTTTGTTAGTCCGCGGACTAACATTCATTGGCTCACCGCGCCTTTGAGAACTGGCATCGCATGGCTGGATGGTCATTGGCTCGCCGCGCCCTTGAGAACTGGCATCAAAGGGGAGAGGCCGAAGCCCCTCCCGATTGGTTATTTGTTGTGGAGTTCTCTCCATTGGTGTTTAGAGAGATTGTTCAGGTGTGGAAGTCTCTCTAGATGGTTCTTGTTACTCAGATACCTGTCGAACATGGCTTTCACTGGTGCGCCGGATATTCCAGCGAACATCTCTAGCTGAATACCGTATGTTCGCCGTGCGTCTTCGGTATCGGCGTTAGCCTTGAGTAGCCTTGCCACTCTCTTGAAGTTGTCGTAACCCAGCCAATGCAGGGCATCTGTCAGGGCAACACGTTGCTGACCCCACTTGTAACGAATCTCGTTAGGCATTTTAGTTCTCCTTTGTGGGGGAGCCGAAGCTCCCCCGGTTGATTAGAATATCCCGAGTTCGTCGAGGATGTATGTCGAATTGAGACGATTGCGTTCTGCCTCGGCTTCTTCTCTCGTCTCGAAATGATCGACAGCACATCGTGGATCACCTTCTTTTGTGATGAGCCACATTACTTCTGAGCCGTCGAAGTGTCGCCGTATCTGGTACGGCGCTAGCGCCCGCTGCATCTTACCCATGTCGCACCGCCCAGCGGATTGCCATGACAACTAACTGAGACCCAGCGATAAGACCGACGATCCACAAGTGACCGACGTATCCAATGGTATTGTCGAGGGATATATAGAGCATTATCGCACCAGCTATGGCGCAGATAATAGGTATTAAACGTTCTAGCATTGTATTACCTTTCGGTATCGAGGGACTTGATTGCCCCGTTCGATGATTGTACTAGAACATATTATCACGTGAATTGCTATAGATGTTTTGACAGTATCTGATAGTATATGTCATTATCTGGCAGCAATGGGTGGGGGGGTCTTTTTCTGAGGCGATATATTCTGGACCCTACCTTACCCCCATGACCCCGCGACACAATGTTAGTGACATACACCTATATAAATACTATTTCAGACGAGAATTTTGTTATTTTTTGAGTTCAGGCAAAGGTGGCACTATATGAACATCTCTTGTAGTTACATCCACATAAGCCATCCGCACCCCTATGACTTTCTGCAAAGGGGATAGTACCCGGTAGATTCGGTGGTTGGTTCCGCGTTTCGATTTTTTACGCCCAGCGTCTTTCTTTGCGTCAAATAGATACATCTCACCCTCGGCACTTATAGCGACTACATCTACGGGTCCGTGTGCAGACACAGGTTGGAACACATATAAATCTTGGCGTAAAAGATATTCTACCAAGATTATTTCGCAAATTTGGCCTTCTGTATGTCGTCTGTCCATATATAGAAACACCCCCCTTTGGAGTCCCAAACTACTTGTATACTTCGTATTTTATTGGTATATGTGCCACAACGGTTAAAACCTGCGAGTAAAATATATGAGTTTGGTTGTTGAACCAGAGTTCGGAGTGTCTATTTCTTCTGATACTCCATATATAGATTTGAAGGCGCGGGCGGAGTACGTCTGTAATACCGCAAAGAAACTTGGACTAGAGCTAGATCCTTCGAAAGAAGACAAGGATGTAGCGGCTAAATTATCTATGGCGTACGCCGAAGACCCCGAAAAGACCTCTAAGAAGGTGTCGTCCAAGAAAGCAGCAACTCTTACCCCCGCGTCCTTACTTATGACAAACAGTATTCTGCAGGAGTTTGGGCAGTCTGTAGCGGACAGCGCCGTGCAGATACGGCATATGGTCACGAACAAGTTAGTGTTGGAAACAGATAATCCTGACCCACGGGTACGTATCCGTGCGCTAGAACTGTTAGGCAAGATATCCGATGTTGGGCTGTTTGCCGAGAAGTCAGAGGTAACCATAACACATCAGTCCACAGAGGATCTGAAGAACCGTTTAAGATCTAAGTTAGCCAAACTTGTTAATCCTGAAGTGGACGATGCTATCATTATAGATGGTGAAGCTATGAATGTTAACTCCGAACTTGGTATTGATAATGCCGAGTGATAGCTCGCTATTGGAGGGTGATCTTGAGGATCTGGATATTCAGGCTTTACTATCCAATTTGGATGACTTTAATCAGGATGAGTTAGCTGAGATAAACGGTCTGGTCGAGGAGCTTTCCGCAAGAGACAGCAACCAGAAAGCCTACGACGATTTGATCGAGTTTTGCAAACGTATGCAACCCGACTACATAGTGGGAAAACACCATCGTATTCTTGCCGACATGCTTATGGACATCGCAGAAGGTAAGAAAGATCGTATCTGTGTTAATATTCCGCCACGGCACGGTAAGTCCCAGCTAGTATCTATATTCTTTCCGGCGTGGTTTCTGGGTCGTAATCCAAACAAGAAGGTTATGATGGTGTCGCACACCACTGATCTTGCCGTAGACTTCGGTCGTAAGGTTCGTAACCTCATATCTACAGATGACTATAAGGCCATATTCCCTACTGTAGCGCTTGCTGTGGATTCCAAGTCTGCCGGTCGATGGAATACAAACTCGGGCGGTGAGTATTATGCGTGTGGTATTGGGTCATCCATCGCTGGCCGTGGCGCAGACTTACTATTGATTGACGATCCACACTCGGAACAGGACGTTATCAATGGTAATTTTGAAGTGTTCGAGAAGGCGTACGAGTGGTTTACCTACGGCGCTCGTACTCGACTCATGCCGGGTGGTCGTGTAGCTATTATCCAGACTCGCTGGCACATGGATGATCTCACGGGCCGCGTTGTTGGTGACATGGCTCAGAACGACAGGGCAGATCAGTACGAGATTGTAGAGTTCCCCGCCATACTTGAGATACCCGACAAGAAAGGCTCGGGCTATACCGAAAAATCTTTATGGCCTGAGTTTTTTGATCTTGACGCACTTATGCGAACCAAGGCGTCCATGCCCTCGTTTCAATGGAACGCACAGTACCAACAGGAACCTACGGCAGAAGAAGCGTCTATTGTAAAACGTGAGTGGTGGCAGAAGTGGGGAGACAAAGATGCCCCCTTGTGTGAATACATTATCATGTCTCTTGATGCGGCAGCGGAATCTCACAACCGCGCCGACTTCACAGCACTCACTACGTGGGGTGTTTTCTTAAACGAAGACACTGGAACTCACAATATAATACTGCTAAACAGTATAAAGAAGCGTATGGAGTTTCCTGAACTTAAAGCTATGGCGTTTGAAGAATACGAGTCATGGCAACCGGATTCTTTTATAGTTGAAAAGAAGAGTTCCGGTACGGCTTTGTATCAGGAGATGCGTAGGATGGGGCTTCCTGTACAGGAATACACCCCACATAGGGGGTCGGGGGATAAATTAGCTCGTTTGAACTCTGTAGCAGATATTGTAGCTTCCGAGATAGTATGGGTTCCCTCTACTCGTTGGGCAGAAGAACTTATAGAAGAGATTGCCGGATTCCCTTTTATGAGCCATGATGACTTGGTTGACTCTACAGTTATGGCACTTATGAGGTTTAGACAGGGTGGGTTCTTACGACTACCTTCTGATGAGCCGGATGAAATAGTATACTTTAAGCACCGTCAGGGTGGCTATTATTAGGATATATCATGGCTATTGAAAAAGGGCTTTATGCGGCTCCGCAAAGCATTGATGAAAGTGATGAGTCTCTTGAAGGAGGCTTAGAGATAGAGATCGTAAATCCAGACATGGTTACTCTGGATGACGGAAGTGTTGAGGTCACATTGATCCCCGGAGGTATGGGTGGCGACGATGACTCCTTTGACGCTAATCTAGCCGAGTCTCTGGAAGAGGGTGTTCTTAATAAACTTGCTGATGATTTAGTAGGAGCGGTTGATGCTGACATTGATAGCCGCAAGGATTGGGCAGATACATTCGTCAAAGGGCTGGACGTGCTTGGGTTCAAGTACGAAGAAAGGTCGGACCCGTGGGATGGCGCGTGTGGTGTATATTCGACGGTGCTTGCGGAGGCGGCTATCCGCTTTCAAGCGGAGACTATGAGTGAGACTTTCCCGTCAGCAGGTCCAGTAAAGACCAAGGTGCTTGGAGAGGAAACTAAAGAAAAAGACGAAGCTGCTGCCCGTGTAAAAGCAGATATGAACTATGAGCTGACAGAGCGCATGGTAGAGTATCGTCCCGAGCATGAGCGCCTTCTGTACAGTCTGGGCCTTGCGGGGTCCGCGTTTAAGAAAGTTTACTTTGATCCTAATATGGATCGTCAGACAGCAATCTACATACCGGCTGAAGATGTTATCGTCCCCTATGGTGCTTCTCATATTGAAAGCGCAGAGCGTGTTACGCACGTTATGCGTAAGACCAAGAACGAACTAAAGAAACTTCAGGCGAGTGGTTTCTATGTGGATATAGAGCTTGGGGAACCACAGCCTTATCACACCGATATTGAAGAGCGTAAGGCCGAAGAAGGCGGCTACTCAATTACAGACGACGACCGCTACGCAATATACGAG